GGTAATGTTGAGGGGTATTGTGTTGCGCTTCTTGTAGTCCCAGCCCTGATAAGCTTCGTTAAGCCCTTATCTGCTAGAATCTGCATGTTAACTGGGATAGTGAAAAAATAATGCGGTGCAGATATAACAGCCATGTTAGCCACTAACGCACCCATCAGACCGCTTGAGATAGTTATATTATCGCTTAAACTTGATACTTCCGTGTAACCTAGCGCTACTCCATCTTGATCCAAGCCCAGCATAAAATCATTCATATTATCTATGAATAAAGCGCCCTGCTCAGCCTCTACTGGGTCAGTCAGCCCCAGCGCTTGGATCTTCGTCAACGACAACCGGATTATTTGCTCTACTGTTCTCATTTGTTGGCTTCTCCGTTCGTCGCTTTCGGGTTTGTTTGCGTTTCCAGCCTAAAGACTCGCAATGCTTTATGGTTTCTGGTAGTTCGTTGGTTGTTATTTCCCTACCGCTCTGCCGTTTCCATGTAATCATAATTAAAAAGGTGGGGCTATTAACCCCACCATCCTATTTAACCGAAGCCGTGACCGGCCCAGAATGGATTAAGGGCGGCAAATGCCGGAACTAAATCAAAACGCACTCGCTGCGAGTTACCAAGGAAATCACTTCCCTTTGCAATGCGAATTTGTAAACCGTCTTTAGTAGTAAAAGTGGTTTCAGTATCGTTCAATCGCTTAATAGGCACTGACCCAATAGAGAACGCGTCTTTATGCCAAAATAGATTAGGCTGAATGATCGAGCTTGCTGAGCCTAACAGGGTCACAACATCACCACTGACAGGGGCTGAATCAACGGTATTATATGCGCCGGTTGCTTCATAGATGGCCGGGCCAGTAATAACAATATTACCCGCTCCAGAACCGTCCAGAGTCACATCAGCGTAAACAGTGCCAGTGAAAACAACGGGACTACCTGCATTAATGATTGTCTTTCGAGTAGCCTGATTTAAGCGATTTCGCCCAGTGATTTGAATGGTTTCACCGGCTTTAACTTCAAGGTTTGCACCAAATGCAGTCACCGCCAGAGTTTGCCGCATGGTATCGCGTGCTGTCACATAAGTAACATCAGGATTGGCCGATAAAGTGCCAGCTCTATCTGCTTCTGAGTCAGTGATGTAACTGGGCAATGTCTCGCATGATTTAACGGTCATTCCCGCGAAACGCTCCGCAATTGTTGCATCCATGTTAGCTTTTCCGGCTTCTGGATTGACACCAATTGAACGTTGCTCACCTGACAGTGCCGCCTCAGTAAATGAGTTTACACCAGTACACCATGAGCCTGCCGGTATACCGTTAGCCTTCATCATAGCGCTATATGCCGCGATATCTGACCAGGTACTAGCTGCCGTGCCTGGAGTTCCAGCCAATAAAGCCGAATTTGCCATCATAAAATCAGCAAAATTTGACTCCAACTTTGTAACGATCTCCGCAGTGGGCTGCTCTAATGTTTGGCGCAATACATCACCGCCAATATTTACAGCCTCATCAAGTTCGTCGTATTCAAGGTATGCAGTAATATACTTCTGTACTGTACCTGTCGCCTTACCAGTGATAATAGGACTTGGAGATTCCGCCGTAATATCACCGTCAGTAGTTTCAACCACTGTATGACGAGTAGGACGTTTAAAGTCTACGTTTTCACCAGAACCAGGGTAAAAAGAACCCGCAATTTTCTGAGTGTTAACGTTCTTAGAAAGAGTTCGGGTATCTTCAAACACGGGTAGCATTCCTTCCGCTACTTTCCGAGTCCATGTATTGATATTATTAGCCATTTTTAGTACACCTATTCAAAAGTCGCCCCTTTAAAATGAGGGCTTTTCGTTTCTGGAACAACGCCACCATTCAGTGTCTCCACTGGGTCAGGTGCGTTAGTAAGTTTTGGCGGAGGGTTAACCTTCACCTTAATTTTTTCGTACTCTACGGCAGCAGACCATGCATCCATATTGTTGATTCGCCCCAACTCTTGAGGATGATTAGCTAAATATTTAGCTATCGGATAACCATCTTGTAGCACTCTAGCCGTAAGATCGCTATTAATCCCCATGTTTTGCAACTCAGTACCGACTTGATCAACCTCTTGACGCGATGCACCGGCTTTAACGGCGCTCTTTTGATACATTGTTGCTAAACGGTTGTACTCTGCTTGCCGGTCTTCATTCGCCTTCTGTTCTCTTGCTAATCTCTGGCTTTCTGCAAATTCATTTTCTTTACTGCTCGCTCCCTCGCTGTATCCCTGAGCTTTATTAGCTGCTACATATGCGGCTAATTTAGTTTCGTAATCCTCGTCATACTGATCCGGCATATCAGGGATAGTAACGCTAGTTTGCGGCGTGACTCTCTCGTTCAATTTAGCCTCTAGTTCGGCAATACGAGCGGCATTTTGATCCCGCTGTGTTTCAGCCGACATTCGGGCTTTAAATTGGACGTTTACTTCTTTCTGATGAATCTCTTCAGGCGTTAACTCTGGTTTCGACTCATTAGTTTCTTCGCTTTGTGTTTCGATAGGTGTTTCTTCTGACATAATAACATTCTCTATGGTTCGCTACGTGATACCCTCACGCGGGTTTTAAGTATTATAGTATTAATATGTGATACTTTCTACTTAATTGATTTCGTCTTGACTGTCAACAATATTCTCTTGCTGATTTAGGTATGTCTCGCTTGTTAGCGGAGTTACAACACCATCAGCGCCAGTTGCTTCCTTGAGTGTCTTTAACCCCTCTATTTCTGTTTTCAGGTTATTAATCACGTTTGTTTGCTGATCCATGAACAACCGCGCCTCTTGCATTTGCTGTGTGAATTGCTGCATTTCCATCTTATTAACGAATTCGCCCTTCTTGATTTCAGCGTTAACCGATGCTTCAGCGTCTTTTAAATCCAGCTCGCGTTCTTTTATAGTCAGCTCTCTATCATGCTGTTGAAGTTTTAAACCTTTCTCCTGGGTGTCCACTTGCAAACGATCCGCTTCATTTTGCGCTTTTTGCTGTTCTGCTAGCGCTGCAATAGTCATAGCGTCGGGTTGTTGTGTCTGCTGTGCTTTAGCCTGCTGCTGCGCTTGCTCTTCCTTAGACATTTGATCCCAGAGCACAAAGCCGTTATCTATCGCCCACTTTCGCTGTCTTTCTGATACCTGATCCATGCCTGGCGCGTTAATCTGGTTTAGATATATATCTGCACTACGCTGCAATACGTCCGGCATGATAGCGCCGATCTCTTTTAAAGCCGCTACAGCTTCATCTTGACGGCTTGAATATGCAGGGCCAACAGTGCAGGTGGTGTCATATTGGCCTTGCGACAGGTCATTTAACTCCACGTTTTCGCCCGTTTCTTCATCTGGCACTACATCATGGAGCGTTACAAGTTCCGAGCTTCCATCCTCGTTTAAGAGACGCACAACTCGCTTTGAGTCATAGACTGCAGGCATAGCACCGACCGCTATTTTACAACTATGTTGAATAGCTATCTTCAGAGCATCCAATGATTCCGCCGTGCTGTTATCACCTCTAGCCTGTAATTTATCGACAGCAACACCGGAGATCATACCGGCTGCATTACCCTTGTTAGCATCATAACGCCCGCTAGCCTCATCAATAGCCGCGCTTGCTTGTGCTGCAATGGCTTGTAATGCGCTATCAGGTGCGGGCCCGCCAATTTTAAATGGCGGTGGCTGGTTCGCTATGTGGTTGTATTCTAAAATCGGATCAATTGAGGCGTTCATATCACCGTAATCGTTACCGGACGCCTGCTCCGCTGTCATTACGATCTTTTCGACAGGTGCTAGTGCGTGATTACTGATCTCTCGTGATACGGCATAGTTCACAATCCTAGCTGGGTCCATTAAAGCCGCAACTTTCCCCTTCCAGATCGGTTTACCCTCGCTGATTTTATAGCGTAGGTAGCAGGGCACAAATGGCAATAGCTTAAAGGAAGTCTCTCTCTCTTCACTTAGCCAGTCAGAGCCACAAATAAGCCGCTGCATGACCTTAAATGCTTGCCGCTTTCGGGTCTTTACTTCAGTGATACCGCGTTGTTTTAGCTCTTTCTTAACCTTCTTATAATCGTCGTTGACCTCATACACTGAACCATCGCTCATTAACGCAAGTTCTCGTGTATATGGTTTTTTATACCAAAATTCACCAATGGTTATAATATCCGCCGGTTTATCGGTATAGCTTGAGCCGCTTTCTTC